AACACTAACAACTGCTACATTAACAACTTCTGTATTTAGTGGCATATCAACTACTGCATCAGGTAATTTACAAGTTAGACCTGCAACTAATGTATTAGAAGTACAGGGCAATGCAGGTGCAGGTGGTCAACAAATTGTAGGACAGATTCAACTTAATTGCCACGATAATAGTCATGGTCAAATAATCAAGGCACAACCTCATGGTACAGGAACTACTAATACTATGACACTACCTCAAGGTGGTAACAGTACACTTGTAAGTGAAATAGCTACACAGACACTTACAAATAAGACATTAACAAGTCCTGTGTTAAATACAGGTGTATCAGGTGATGCTATTAAAGATGAAGATGATATGGCATCTAATAGTGCTACACATTTAGCTACACAACAATCTATAAAAGCTTATGTAGATGCAGAAATAGGTAATATAAGTGCAGATATTGAGGGAGTAACTGCAGGCACAGGACTTTCAGGTGGTGGCACTACAGGTACTGTTACTTTAAATATAGACACAGCAGTTACAGCAGATTTAACTACTGCACAAACACTTACTAATAAACATTTAGGTGTAACTAGTGAAGAGTATCTAAGTTTAGGTAATATGGGATCAAGCAAATCTTTGAACTTAGATGATGATGTTGTATTTCTAGGAACATTAAATTCAGCTAGTTGTACAATCTCTTTTACTGAAACTTTTGATAATAGTAAAGCATATGGTTTTACATTGATACTTTTACAGGATGGATCAGGTAATAGGGCAGTATCTTGGCCAGCATCTATAAGGTGGGCAGACGGAGGAAATGCACCTGCTATATCATCTACAGCATCAAGATATGATGTTTTTACATTTATAACATATGATGCAGGTGCTAATTATCATGGATTTCATGCAGCAACTAACCAATATTAAGGATAGAATATGAGTCGTTTAACAAGAGCTATTACAGGAAGACAATCACTAACTGTAGCTACAGAATTTATAGAAGACTATTTTTGTAGTGGTACGTATCAAGGGAATAGTACAGGGCAAACAATATCTACATCTAATGGGGATAGTCACGCTGTAGATCTGCAAAACAATGAGGGCATGATATGGATTAAAGGTCGGTCATATGGTACTCATTCTTATATATATTCTACTGTGCGAGGTGTTAATAAATATCTTAAAGCAAATGGTAATGAGATAGAAACTACTAATGCAAATGGCGCACAGGGTGTAAGTGCTTTTGGAACTACAGGATTCACTATAGGATCTGGTGGTGCTACTTTTAGTGACATAAATAATAATGGTGATACATTTGATTATTGGG